TCGAGCATCACGGTCGCGCGATGCGTCGCGCCCTCAACACTTGGTAAGTTCTTCGCTGGCGCGACGTACAGGCGGTCCCACGCGCCGCCGCCGCCGTGGAGCAGCGCATCGTCGAAAGCGACGATTTCCCGGTCTTCGAAAAAATCCGGGTTATCGAACCCCGACCAATGCGCCCGCTCGCCAAATTCGACGCCCAGAGATTGCAGCGCCGCGCACACGGCCGACGTGCCGCTGCGGTGCATGCCGAGAACGAGTACGAGGCGGCTCACGTCTCGCTCTCGATCACGCTGCCGTGAAACTCGCAGCCCGGAAGATGGATGCGCCCGACCGGCTCGCCGCATTTCCCGCGGCAGCGCTTGGCGTCCCGCGCTCTCTCGTCGGTGAGTTCTTTCATCCGGGCCCTTATGGTGTCGAAATCGTCGGCGACGAAGACGCTCATCCGTTCCTGCGCATCAAATGCCACATCAAATTCGCGTTCATGTGCATCCAACGCCGGGCTATTTCGGATTTGGTGACGCCTTCCTCCTCCGCCGCCGCCGCCATCGCCTTCCAATTCCAATCGGGGAGCCAGAGCGTGCCCCTAACAAGCGTTGCCGTGGTTGATGCAGTTCCCATGGTGTCCGATCCGTCCACCTGAACCGCAATATTAACACGGCTCGTTTAATTCTCGCAGCGTGGAAATGCCCGGCGGATACGACGCGTCCGATCCTGAACAGGTGAAGCGCGCCGAAGACGAGGCGAGGCTCCGGACCCGGTATCGCCGGGACACCGAGCACCAAATCCTCTCGACACCGCAGGGCCGCGAATGGGTGTGGCAGTTCCTCGTCGATTGCCATTGCTGGGAAAAGAGGATGGCGGTGAGCGGCAGCCAATACGAACAAGGGTTCTTCGACGGCGAGCGCGAGGTCGGCTTCGGCTTGCTCCGGCGCTTGGCTCAGTCGGCGCCGGAAACCTTCGCCCTCATGCTGCGAGAACATGGCCATGGCGCCTGACGATCCCGTTCCGGCCGAGCCCACGGTACCGCCGGCCGCACCGGCCGCCCCTGCAACACCAGCGGCTCCGGCTGCAACATCCGGGCCCTCGGCCGCACCGGCCGCGCCAGCAGCAGCCCCAGTTCCTTCTCCCGCCGCTGCGGCGCCCGAACCTGGCGCTCCCGGCGAACCGGCGAAGCTCGAGGCGGCGCCGCCCCCCCCTGAGCCCGGCGCGGCCACCGGTGAATCCGGGACAAAAGGCCCGTCTTCGGCGCTTGGCGATGCTGGCCGGGAACCCGCGAAAGCCGACGCCGAGCCTGCCGAAGGCGAGCCAAAAGCGGACGCCACTGCTGCGGAGCCGCTGAAATACGAGGCGTTCACGGCGCCGGACGGTCAACAGTTCAACGAGCCGGTGATAGCGCCCTACACTGATATCCTCGCCCGGCACCAAGTCCCGCAAGCCGTCGTCCAGGAACTGCTCGAAGCTGCGCTGCGCCAGCAGGCCGACTCCGCGCGCTCTATCAACGACCAATTCATGGCGCTGCGCGAATCCTGGCTCGCCGAGTGGAAGAAGGCCGAGGATATCGGCGGCAATCGGTACGAGACCGTGCGAGGCCGCGCCGGCGCGCTGCTGGAATCCTACGGGCGAGCCGTTGGCCGCGCCGAAGAGAACGCTTTCCGTGACATGCTCGGCGTCACCGGAATGGGCGACCATCCCTCAATGGCACGCTTCCTCAACTGGCTTTCGCGCTTGTCGGTCGAAAGTGCGCGGGCCGTCCCTGCCTCCCAGGCCGTCAAGCCAACGCGACCGCAGAGCCGCGCCCAGAACCGCTACCGCGCCACCTTGCCTACATCGAATGGAGCCGCCTAATGGCCTATCTCTCACTGATGGATAGCGCTCGGCGTATGGACCCCGACGGGGAAATCGCCGATATCGCCGAGTTGCTGTCCCAAGCGAACGAATTCTTCAAGGACATCATCTGGCGCGAGTCCAACCTGCCCACCGGGCATAAATCCACGGTGCGTACCGGGCTTCCGGTCGGGACGTGGCGCGCGGCCTACGGCGGCATTCCCTTCACCAAATCGACCACCGCGCAGGTCGAAGACGGCGTAGGCGTTCTCACCGCCTTGAGCCAGGTGGACAAGATGGTGGCCGAGCTCAACGGCAAGGTCGCCGAAATCCGCATGTCAGAGGACAACGCCCACCTCGAAGCCTTGTCGCAGCAAATGGCGACGGCCTTCTTCTACGGCAACGCACTCACCAATCCGTCGCAGTTCACCGGCTTCGGGCCGCGCTACAATTCGTCGATCACCGGTGGCGCAGCCAACGCGCAGAACGTGCTCGACTGCGGAGGGAGTGGCTCGGCCAATCTTTCGATCTGGCTCATCGGCTGGGGCGACGAGACCAATTTCGGCATCTTCCCCAAGGGCACGAAAGCCGGTCTCGTGTTCGAAGATCGCGGCGATATCCAGATGGGGATCGACGCCAATTCGAACTGGTTCCCAGCCTATACCTCGTATTTCGAGTGGCGCTCGGGTCTCGTCACTAAGGACTGGCGCTTCGCCGTGCGCATGGCTGATATCGACACCACGACGACGCCCTTGGGCCTGCAGGGAACCACGCCGCCCGATCTGTTCTACTACATGTCGAAGGCCGTCGTGCGCTTCCCCACGCTCACCAAGCGCGCGTCCGGCATCACCGAGACGGATGCGCCGGACGAGCCGGCGCCAGGGATCAATCCCGCATTCTACTGTAACCGCACCGGGCGCGAGTTCCTCGATATTCAGGCGATTCGTGACAAGAACGTGCTTTTGAAGCCTACGGAGTATGCCGGCGAGCCCGTCGTGGAATTCCGCGGCATCCCCATCCGCGTCAATGACACGCTGACCAACACGGAGGCGACGGTCTAATGCGCCGCACAGGAGAGCCACGATGATTTTGGATATCAATACTCTCTTCTTTCATGCCGGCAACGTGTACGCGTTCACCTCGGGCGAATTCCAATCGCTCGTTGGCGTGACGAGCTCGTGCGCCGGCCTCACCGTCAACATGGGCGTGGCGCAGGACCTCGGTATCGGCGATGGCGAGGCGATTCCGCAGGTCGCGGTCGTGATCGGCAGCGGTATTACCTGCTCCTGCGGCAATCTCAGGATCAACGCGCAGTATCAAGGTTCGACCAATTCGACCACCTGGACGACCTATGCGGAAAGCGGCGCGTCGCCGACTTCCTCGTTCGTTGCCGGGGAATATATCTTCCCGGTGTCGGTCCCGCGCCGACCGCCGGGCGCGGCGCTGCCGCAATATTACCGCCTCAATCTGGCGCTCACCGGCAACGGATCCTCGGAGTCTATTTCCTCGGGATCGCTCATGGGCGGCATCGTCATCAACCGGGCGGAGAATCAGGACACCCTCGATCAATACCCGGCCAATTTCACCGTCGTTTGATCGCGACCGAACGAGGCATAGATGGACGAAAACACGTATTCCAGCGCGGCTCCTGCCGGTCCGGACGAAATCGCCGCCAAGGACGCGGAGATCGAACGCCTCAAGGCCAAGCTCTCCGATATCGAGGGCGAGAAGATCGCGCGGCCCGCGTTCGGCGGCGAGATTCCAAAGTACAAGATCGTTTCGCAGCGCGGCTGCTTCCTCGAGGATGACACGCTTCACCTCGGAGACGAGATCATTGAATATCTCGGGACGCCGAATCTGGAAATGGTGCCGCTGAATGGCGCCGCGGAGAAGCGCATGGATGCCTATATCGCGGAATTGAATGATGGGGCGCGCGCGAAGGCCGAGGTTAGCGGGCGCCCGTTCCGCCGCCTCGCCGGCGACCAAGGTGCAATTCTTCAGATCGCCCAGGATGAGCGCCGCGCCGCGGACGCCGGCAAGCTTGCATTCGATCTCGGTGCGGAAGGACGGCTGCTGATCCGACGCCCCGAAGATCGCGGGAAGGTTCCGACCATGCCGCATACACAGCCGCTCGCGGCGCAGCGCGAAGCCAACCGCATCAAAGGCCGCAACGTCGTGTCTGCGACCGCGCCGGCAGCAGCCCCGAAGCCGGAGCCGGTGCCGATCCGCATTGCGGCGCGCGACGCGGGCGTTAGCTGATGGTCGCGTTCACTGCGAACTACACCTACGCGCCCCCCACACCGGCGCCCGCTTCGGGTTCGGCGGCGTCGGGCGCGGCGGCGCTTCAAGGCGGTTCCTGCATCAATGGGCAGGTCAACGCCGTCGTGCAGCTCACGGAAACCGACTATCGGCAGGCCGCGGCTTTCATGACCGACGTTCTGAAGTCGGAGTGAAGCGATGCCATCGGTTTCCGCCGCGCAGAGACGCTTGATGTTCGCCGCCGCAAATACGAAGGGCGGCGCTGGTGGCGTCCCGCAATCGGTGGGCCAGGAATTCGCCGACGCCGATCAGGGCGGAAAGCTGCCCGAGCATGTGAAGGCCGGGCGCGCCGAAAAGCGCTACCGCAAGAAAACCGTGACGCCGGGGAAATGAGATGGCTGAGCGCAAGCACCATTTCCGCAAGCTGAACGCGGCCCAGCGCCAGCACATGCCGAAGAGCGAATTCGCCCTCCCCGGCAAGGGCGAAGGGCCGAAAGGCGCCGGATCGGGCTCGTACCCGATTCCCGACGAGGCGCACGCGCGGGCAGCACTGTCGCGGGGCGCGGCCAATGCGTCGCCGGCCGAACAGGCCGAGATCAAGCGCAAAGTCCACGAGAAATTCCCCGCCATCGCGATCGGTGGCAGATCCAGGTCCGAGAAGCGCTACCGCGGCGTCACTGTCAGGAAAGGCTGATCCGATGGCCGAAGAGAAATCGAAGAAAGAGTCGAAGGGATCGCGCCGCTACAACCATGGGCCACGCATTCAGCCGAAAGACAGCGACGGCGACGAAAAGCCGCCGGCCGGCCGCGCCGAAGCGGCCGCGAAAGCCGCCGAGAAGACCGCCAAGGGCGACGAGCCGAAGGCCGCTGCAGCCAGCACCCGCGGCCTGGGCGAGGCCGGGGCGCCGAAGGCGGCGGGAGCCAAGGGCGAACCGACCAAGATGGGCGATCTGGCCGCCCCGAAGCCAACCGGCGTGGAAGGCGGCACCGGAACAGAAAAGGAAGTGCCGGTCGTAGCCGAAGGCCACGAGGCCGAGCGCCGCGACATGCACCACCGCCACATGCGCGAGGCGATGGAAATGCACCACCGGCACGAAATGGAGCACGCCAAGCACGGCGGCGGCGACAAGGCCGACATGCACCGACGCCACGAG